GGTTTTATTTCTTTTTTGTTAAGTCCTCTTTCCATTAATATACGATTAATTTCTAGGGTATCCAATATATTTATATATTCTTTTGATTCTTTGCTTGAACATTTAAAATAATCTTTAATATGATCTACTAAGTCTTTATTAGATTGTTTTACCTTAGATTTAATATATTTGTTCCATCTACTATTTTTAGGAATAAATTCTTTATAAATAGAATATATTTTCTTTTTATCTTGGGGTAATATCTCTTGAATATCATTAACTAATTCAACATTAGAAGAATCCATAGATAAAAACCTATGAATCATATAACTATTCCAAACCTCCCAATCTTTATCATTAAATGACTCAACAGGAGGTTTAGTAGTATTAATAGCTTTTAACCAATCAAAGATATTTTTCAAATCTAATCTATTAATTCATCAGCTAATTCTTCTCTTAGATCCTTAGGTATAGAATCCTTTAATATTTTTTTAGTTTCAGGATCATAAAATACTGGAATAGGTAATAGAGCATCTTCATCTGTTCCTGTTACAAAACGAGATACTTTACGTAGTATTACTCCTTGTTGAAAAATTGATCCACCATTAAAATTTTTTACTTCTGTTGTGTTTTTTAAGTCAATTGGTGGTGGTGCTTGTTGATTTTGCTGTTGCATGATTATTTATATTTAATTAAAGTTTGAATTAATGACATTATATTTATTTCCTTGTCAATACGGAAATTTGCTTTATATTGAGCTTCGTTTATTGCTATTGCTGCTGTACCCTCTTTATCTTTATAATATTCAGATGAACGATCGTAAAGTGCTCTAAATAACTCATCAAAATCATCTACATTAGCATCTGCTATAATTTGACGTATAGTATTAAATGATGATACTTTATTACCTTTAGATAATTCAGTAATAACTTTATCTATATAATTTGATGATACTAATATTGATTTATCTAGTTTTAATGTATTATCTTGTGTAGATAATTGTATAGTATTAATACACTTACGTAAATCAGGATAATATTGATTAACTAAAGGTACTAAATCATTTATTTCATGTGTAATTGATTCTTTATTACAAATCCAATTTAAATGTTTAGCGACATCTTTTTTAGATGGAGGCACAATTTTAAGTACCTGACACCTTGATTGTAAAGGATCAATAATACGTTCTACAAAATTGCAAGTCATAATAAACCTTGTAGTACGTGAAAAAGTTTCAATTATGTTTCGGAGCGACGCTTGCGCTTGAATCGTGAGAAAATCCGCCTCGTCCAAGATAACAACCTTGAGGGGTTTAAATGAAGCAACCGATGCGAAACCAGAGACTTTATCCCTAATAGTTTCGATCCCACGCTCGTCAGAAGCGTTAATATAAATGTGATCACAGTCTAAATTTTTAATTATTAATTTGGCTAATGTAGTTTTACCTGTACCAGCTGGTCCATAGAATATTAAGTTTTGAATATCATTCTGTTCTAAATATTTAGAAATAGATTTTTTAATATTCTCATTACCAACGTAATTTTCTAATTTAGAAGGCCGATATTTTTCTACTAATAAACTATTCTCCGTATTCGCCATATATTGAATATTTCTTTACTGGTTCTGGTATTACTTCTGTTTCTGTTGAATCAATCGCATATAAACTACTTTTAAGTGGTTCTAATCTATAACTACCCTTAAATCCTGTTTTAACCATATATGCTTCTAAACAATCAGTTAATGTTTTATGTACAGGACCATCTGGTTCATTTGCAACTAATCTCCATTTATCGCCAGGCGGTACTCGCCTAGCGATTAGGATATTTTGTTCTTCAATTTTTGTCTTAGCCATAATATACGAAATTATTTTGACTCAGCCACAGATGCCTTTTTATAATCTGTAATTACTCTTTTAATAGATTGTGCTGCTTTTCTCGCAGTTGCTTGGCTTTTTTTAGTACTACCACTATTGTTTTCTGCTAAGATATTGAAATTTTCTTCAATTACCTCAAAAATTTGATCTTTTGTCATTTTTATTTATTTATTTATTAATTATTAATTTACATTTCTATCATAGGGTCATGATTAGATAAATCTTTTTTAACCTTTGGATCTTCTACTACAGTACATTCAGTTAATAAAACTGTTCCTGCAACTGATGCTGCATTTTCTAATGCTGTTCTAGCTACCTTAGTTGGATCTATAATACCAGCTTCTTTCATATTAACTGTTTTTTCAGTTTTAATATCAAATCCCGCCCAAGTATCATTACCTGAATTTATTAAATTATCTCCCAAAATTTGTCCTTTAATTTTATCATAACCTGCATTGATTAAAATTTGATTAAATGGTTTTGAGCATGCTTCAATTACAATCTGAGCACCAGTTGTTTTAGCTTCCAAACCTGAAGAGGCATATAATAACGCTGCTCCACCTCCTGGTATTATTCCTTCTTCAATTGCTGCCTTTGTTGCATGTAATGCATCATCAACTCTATCTTTCTTTTCTTTCATTTCAGTTTCAGTATTTCCACCAACATGAATGATAGCAACACCACCAACAAATTTTGCTAGTCTTTCTTGAAGTTTTTCTGTTTCAAAGGGTGTTGTTGCCTTTTGAATTTGTTCTTGTAATTCTTCAATACGTGCCTCAATAGGTTTAACTTCACCTTTTCCATCTACAATTGTTGTTGTTTCTTTTCCTATAGTTACTGTTCTAGCTTCTCCGAACCAATCCCAACTAAATTTATCTAATTTCATACCTTTTTGAGTATCAAATACTACTCCTCCAGTTGTAATAGCTATATCTTCTAAAACTAATTTACGTCTATCCCCAAAATCAGGAGCTTTTACAGCACATACACTCATTGTTCCTCTCATTTTGTTAACAATAAGAGTAGCTAAAGCTTCATTATCAATATCTTCAGCAATAATTAATAATGATCTAGCTTGAGCAGATACACTTTCTAAAATAGGTAATAATTCTTTAACTTGTGTTAATTTTTGATCCGCAATTAAAATTAGAGGGTTATCTAACGTTGCAGTCATTGTATTATTATTTGTAACAAAATAAGGTGATTTATAACCTCTATCAAATTGTAATCCTTCAACAGTTTCTAAATAAGTTTCCCCTGTTCTAGATTCCTCTATATGAACAATTCCTTCTAATCCTACTTTTTCTATTGATGTAGCTATTAATTTTCCAGTTTCTGGGTCATTATTTGCTGATATAGTTGCAATTTGTTCTAATTGTCCTTCACTTGATATATCTTCGGAAATTTCTTTTAGATTATTAACAACTAATTTAACTGTACTATCAATATCTCTTTTAATTTGAACAGCATTTTCATTGTTATTAAGAGCACTTAATCCTCCTTTTACCATTTCTCTAGCTAATAAAGTTGATGTTGTTGTTCCATCACCTGCTTTTTCTGCTGTTTGAATAGCTGCTTGTTTTACTAATTGTACCCCTAATTCTTGTTCCGGGTCAAGTAATGTTATTGCTTTTGCAACGGTAACTCCATCTTTTGTTGATTGTAAAGTTCCTCTATCTGCAATTACTACATTTCTTCCATTTGGACCTAATGTTGATACTACTGCATCCGCTAGTATATCAATTCCTTTGACTAAATTGGTTCTTGCTTCAGAACCTAATATAACTTGTTTACTCATTTGTTAAATCTTTAATTTCTTTTTCGGTTAATGATTCTTTTGTTTCTTCTAATATTTCTGCCACATCAATTTTTTCTATGATTTTAGCTAAAATTTGGTTTTCAGGACCTACATAATATTCAACCCCATCATATGGTAATTTAGTAAATCCCATAGTAGGTAATACTACTTTATCCCCTATTTGTATTTGTGTAGGAATAAATTCTCCGGTAATAGTTGATTTTCCAGGTCCTACAGCAATAACTGTTCCTGTTTCATTTTTTTCTTTACCTAAATCAGGAACAATAATATTTCCATAGGTTGTTTCTTCAATCTCGATCGGTTTAACTATAACCGCATCAAATAGTGCTTCTAAGGCCATCTGTGTAATTTTTAATGTTAGTTTCTATTAATTTAAATTCATTTAAAAAATCCGAAAGTGATTCATAATTCTTTCGGGTATGCATTTTTTCCTTAGCAATTTTTATTAGTGCTTGTTGGAATTCAGGATAATATCCTTGTGGTTTTGCATATTCAGTCCCATTCCCCTTTGATCTAAAGTGGTTTTTATTGGGAATAATCCTTTCATTTACTGTAAAACATAACTCATCTTTGGTTATGTAGTAAGGTTCCATTAAAGGATCTGAAATGGTTGTCAATGATTTTGGTTTTCTTGCCATATATAACTTATTTATTTAGACGTGAATATACGAATAATATTGCGCTAGGACACGCTTTTTTGGTAAAACTTTTATTTTATTTTAATAGACTTTGGTTTAGCTTCATCAGCTAATGGAATATAGATCTTTAATAAACCATCAAGCATTTCTGCTTCGGTTATTGATAGATCAAATTTAGGGGCTATCTTATATCTTAAGTCAAAAGATTTTTTAGATAAACCATGGTAAATATAACCTTCAAAATTATCCCCTTTATCTTCAGGTTTTTTATAGGTTATTTCTAAAATATCTCCTTCAATATTAAGGATAACATCTTTTTTAGTTAGCCCTGTACAGGCAACTTCAAAATGAAGTCCTTTATCATCATAGAAAATATTAAGTGGGTGTGGTTGTTTTGAATTTAATGCTGGTGCGAATTTCTCTTCAGCATTAAAGTGATTCTTAAAAAGAATGTCGAAAGGGCTTAGGTGCCTTTCTAATAATTGTAATGTACTCATATCATTTAGTTTTTGTGAGGCCGAAGCTCTCGATTAATTAAAAATATAACTTGTGCCCTAGCTACAATGTTACTTTATTATACATATGTTAATTTTTTATTCTGCATCAAAGAAAAATATCTGAAATAATCTACTCGATTCAAGGTCCCAACCACAATATTCAGAAGCTGAATGTATCATTCCTGCATCCCATATAACTAACCTATTAAATACATTTCCTACTACATCAACTAAATCATATGGGCTTCTGTCTACAAATGTTTGTTTCCCAACAGGAAAAGCATAATTTAAATCAGGATGGGAATTATGTCTAATAGAATGAGCACTCCCTAATTCGCCCGGGTTGTAATGTTTATATGCCCAAAAAGAAGTACCAGTCCAATAAGGAGCATAAGGAGTTAAATAAATAGCAGCAGCATATGATTGTTCATCACAATGGTAAACTAATTTTGTACCTGCTATATTTGATTGGAATCTTCCATTCATTCCATAATGTTCCCATTTGGTTATTTTTTTTCCTAAAGTTTCTTCAAACTTTTCTAACATTCCATCAAAAAACCATTGTTTTCTAGTACGTTTACCTAAATACCCAGGATCATCATAATATGTTTGAGATAATGCGTGTTTTCTAACAGCTAAAGGATCTTCATAAAAATCATCTACTACCCAAATCCTTTTATTAGCTTTTGGATTTACATTAAACCTATTAGAATGAATAGGTCCATATTCAGATTCTTTATTATTGTCTTTGTCTAGTATTTTTTTATTCATTTCTTGCTATAAAATATTCACTATTTACTTCTTCTGAATGGAAGTTTAATTTTAACATTCCTTGTTCTGATAATTTTAGTATGCCACTGTCCATATCTTTATTAGCATTTAAAATATCTTTAAATATATCGGAATCAAAAGGTATTTCAATATCACTTTTAGTAATATTGCCTTGGATTTGATACGTAATTTTATTTGAAAACCCAGTATTATCACCAAATATAAATTCACAAATATTTGTACCATCCATATTTGTGGTGCTTGTAATTAGCATATTGTTTACATCAGCTAATGCACTTTTAGCTTTAATTAAATGATCAATATCTTCTCTAGTTAAATCAAGTTCCATTTCAAATGATTCAGGATCTTCATAATAAGTATTTTTACCTAAAATAAGAATATCGGCTAGTGAATAAGTTAAATCAAAATTAGCATCAGCAAAATGCATTTTAGTATAAACTGCTTTAATCTTTTCTAATGAAACCATTAACTCACCATTAGTAATAGATATTAATTTACTTAGTTTATGTGTATCAAATACACCTAATTCAGCATCTTCTAATGGAAAATTATTATGTTCTATTTTACATACCCTACCTGATTCACCTGCGTAAATGGTAAGTTGATTATCTTTAATTCTCCATTTTACTTGATTATTTAAACCATTTAAATAATATTTGGAAATAACGGATGTAAGTGTACTCTTATTTATCATAACTGTAATATACGAATTTTATCTTAAATTTCAAACGAACTTAATACATTTGTATAAGGGTTTAGATCTAATGACCATTGTAAATCACTAAAAAATCCTTCTAATTTATTTAATAATATTGAATCAAATACTTTTTGCCTATCAGCATATCTATCTAAAAAATCTTGAATTTTTTCTGGTATGTCATAATCAAAAAAGGCTAATGCTTCTATTTTATATGGATTATCTTTACAATAAATCCATTTTACTTTATCCGCCATAGTAATTAAATTATGTTTTCTATCTAACTGCCATAATTTTAATAAATCATTATATCTAATAGCTGCTCTTACAGGTGCGGGAGCTCCTTTAAGTATTTCAGTAAACATTTCTCCTGCTCTAGCACTAGTACCAGAATATTTTTGAAGTTTTTTTACAGCTGTTGGGTTGCCTAATTTTGCTAATGGTATTTCTCCTCCTAATATTTGTTTTTTAAATACTTTAATTTGATCTATTATATTTGATTTTTCTTCGCCTTTAAGTACTTGTTGAAGAATATCGTTAAAAAATTCTCCTAAAATAGGTGGGAAATTTGCTTTCATAAACTCTAAACCTTTAATATCTAAAGTTTCTTTAGCAATACCTTCTTGTTTAGTAATCCATTGTGCATAACGTCTAGTTGCTCTAAAATAAGCTGAGCGTATAACACATTCCGTTTTCATTTCTAATCTATGTGTGGAGACATTAAAACAATCTTTTGCTAATTTATCATAATGATCGGTTATAATATCTTGATATGCCATTGCTACACCTTCTAATTTATCATCTTTATCTTGATCTTTAAGTTCTTCAAAATTAGGATATAAATGAAGTAATATAGGTTCAGCATTAAAATAATTAGAATCAGTATCAACATAAGCACAATAATTTTCATCATCATTATCACATATCCACCAAGGTGTTTCTTCTAAATGTTTCATATTAAAATGTTCTTTCTCCAGGTACAGGTGGAAGATTAACTGGTGCATTACCATTAGAATCTAAATCATTTCTTTCTTTAAGTTCTACTTTATAATTTACCCCAGCAACTTTAAATTCACCTCCTTGTTTAAGCATTTTTCTAAAGAAATTTTCTTGAACAGTATTCCACTCTTCACTTCTTTCGATTAATTTATCTTTTGAGATAGGTTCACCATTTGAAGAGATGTGTTGGTTTTTTCTAATTGATTGTTTTTTTAGTGCCATTATATTTCTAATTTTAATTCTCCACGCATAACTTTATTCATATGTCTATTAGCGCATAGAGCTGATTCTTGTATAATTCTGTGTCCTGATAATGTTATTGCTTCACTTAGTATTGAATGGTTCATACCATATCTAAATGAAGGTAAAGCTGTAGCTCCATATAAACTATTAAGCAAAATTTTCATTGTGTATTGCATCAAATAATTATATTCACCTTTTTCTTTATCTTTAGCTTGATAGGCTTTTTTCATACGTCCTTTATATAAAACACGTTCTTCAAACCATTTTTTAAGTATAGTTGATAGCACTGCTTCTTTATCTGTTCTAAACATCGAACCATTAGCTGCTACAGCTAAATCTTGGGATTCAATTATTTTTATTAATTCTCCAGCTTCAACATTAGTTTGACGTCGTTTTCCGTTTTCAACTAGTAATAAATCTTTAGGATCACGTTCTTTTAAATCGTTAAGGCCCAATCTATTATTACGGTCATCTGCATCTATAATACGACCCACGAATGTTTCTTTACCAATGTTAATTGACATAATTATAGATGGATACAGCGATGTTAAATCCTCATCAAACATATACTTGTATAATCCTGCTTTGGGGCAAAAAAGGTATCCTCCAGCATAACCATCTTTCTTTTGTGGATTAGGTTCTTTAGGTGGTGGGATTATATTTTGAGATAATAAATAAGCTGAAATTGCTCCATCTTGAGTTACACTATTAGAATAAACTTCACTATAATTATGTTTACCTTTATGAGATAAGTTTTTAGTTAAAGCAATATATTGTAATTTTTCATCTAATTTTTGAAGTATTTCAACATCAACAAAATTATATTGAATAAACTTTTGTATATCGGTTTCAAATAGTTGATCTAAATTTCCTTCATACTCAACTTTATTCATACCAACATATTTCTCTCCAATAGCATCTAGTTTCCAACTTGGTTCATCTTTCCAACTATATTTTTTATGTAAACGAATATAATCAAGTGATTCAACTCCCACAATATCAACAAACTGATTTCTTTTATAGAAAAATTTAGAGAATTTTTTAGACTCTACTTTACCTAAAGGTGATAAATGATCAGCAAATTCCTTACCTATTGTATTACACATTCTATAATACAAATAAGGTATATCAAAATAATCTGAGTTGTACCCAATTAAAATATCAGGATCAATATCTCTAATTAATTCAATAAATTTGGCTAATAATTGACTTTCAGTACTACAAGGTATAATTTCTTTATTCCTAGCTTTAGTATGTTTAAGTTGATTTTTTTTATCAAGAATTAAAATATGCCAAGTATCAGGTGTTTTATCCCACCAAGCAATTGAAGTAATAGGCATTGGTGCACTTTCAATATAATCTTCGGTTAAAGCACCTCCAATTTCACACTCAATATCAAAAAATACTTCTCTATGTCCTGTAGAAGGTACATCATTAACTCCATATCTTTCAACTAAGAATTTTTGGTGAATTTTCATATCATGAAAATGAAGCCCAGGAGTATTTTTATCACTATAATTTGGGTTTTTAGAAAAATACCAATTATTAGTATGTTTTAAATATTCACCATTTAATCCAATATTAGTGTGTTCTTCTTCCTTACATTCTTGATATGCTATATTTTCATAAGGAATTATCTGGTGTCCTTTTTCATCCCAAAGATGCATTTCCCAAACATTATGTCCTAATTTTTTACCTTGATAACATTTTTTATACATTTGGTCTTATTTTAGACAAAATATTCATAACTTCTTCAACTTCAAATTTACATAACTGACCTTCACAAAGATCTTGACAACATCTATCTGTATTAAGATAGATAAAC